AAACTCCCCCCATCTGGATATACCAGACAGGGGGAGAAAGTGTCTTAGCGTGGCTTACAGAGCCACCTAGGGGGTACTACGGGGTACGCTTGATCTTACCTGAAGCGGTGATACCAAGACGTTTCATATCCAACTTCACCAAGTCTACGCTAGGTGTCTTGATGACAAGATGCATAGGGTCATAGAAGTTCTTGTAGTTGCCACCCCACTCAAGGAGTTTGTACTTACGCAAGAGAGCCTTCATGCGAGCAGCCTTAATCGGGTGCCTAGCCCACCACACATTGCTCTTGGACTGGCTGCCCTCTTTGGTAGCATTCAGGTCGATGGCTACGCCACCGGAATGATCACTGATCTTGTCAGAAGCGTTACCCTTACGGGGAGGGTGATAAGCCCAGTCATCTAAGATACCCACGTCAATGGGTGCAATCTGGGTGTGGTACTCAGAGGCGAAAGCAATCAGGTAGGGTCCAACATCCTTACGCAGTTTCAGATTGCGCTTAGTCCCCGGCACAAGGAAGTTCCGTAGCATAGGGTCAGCGTAGGACTTGATGACAGGCCAGCCCTTAATAGTCGTAGTCACTCTGAGACCTGTACGAGCGAAGGTGAATGCGCAGGTCCGAATGGTGCTGAGGCGAGGGAGGTGAGAACACTTGCGATAGCAGCCACCGCAGCAACTCCACCGACCGTAGCCCAGTCAACGGTTGCAATGCCCGTCTCGCCCACAATAAAGAAGGCAAGCCCTGCTTGCGCTGCCGTTTTAATTGCACGTTCAACTGTTTCCTTCCAGAACCCAATGGTCCACATCACTTCAATTCCTCCACATCCTGCTCTAATTTCTCCACGTCATCCTCCAACTGGAGGACCGCAGACTTAATAAGACTTACATCCACATACACAGAGTCAACCTTCTTATGCAGGTCAGTCAAAGACCTACCACCATTAGTGCTCGGTTGAATCTGATAGGTAGCATCCTTAATCTTTTGACCTATCCACCAGCCAAGGGCGGCAAGTAGTGCACCAATAATGGTGATAATGCCAACGATCGTTGCGACAACCTCATACGGTTCCACGATCACACCAACCTGAGTAGGACCGTGGCTATTCCGCCCTGTCCTTGAACACGGTTTGAGGGAGGAGTAACACGGGTAAAGGAGACACGCTCCACATAGGCAGTAGCAGCCTCACCCGTGGTGAAGTCACGCCACTGCACAACAGCAGCAGTAGATTCTAGGTCTTGCAGTTTCTGCAATGTATCCCATGAGAATCCCGGCTTACCGATACGCATACCCTTACGGTCAGTAACAAAGTCAAAGAGTAAGATAGGTACACTGAGTAGACGAGTACGCTCTGGTGCAGGAACTGCACGCAACTGGTAGCCAATCATTCTCGCAGGACAACCACACTCAGTATTACTACGCAGGCGGAAAGCAACATAGAGGTTAGATTCAGGAGCAGGAGCAGCAGCATTCAACTTACCCGTACGGTCATCAGCACCAGCACCAACAGTGATCAGTTCTGTCCAACTAGAGGGTGCAGTAGCATCATTGGTTGCAGCGTATGCAGTGATAGTGCCCAGAGTACCGGGAGAGGCAAGGACTCGAAGGTCACGCCAACCCTTCTTCTCAATCGTACCCAAACGGATACGACCAGTCTCAATCCAACCCTCAGGGGTGTACGTTTCAGTCTGACGGTAAACGCCAGAAGTTGCATCAGAACCAGTCACAGCAAACCACAAGTCATCACCAGCAACAGTGACAGATGTGCAAGAACCAGTACTAGCAGTAGGTGTTACAAGGTCAGCAGCATGAGCAAACTTCAGTGGGTTACCGTCAAGGGTTTGACCAAGATCAATACGGTACAAACCGGGACGCTCAGTACGGTCACCAGCATTGCTCTTAGTGCGAGCAGTAATGTACACGTACGAACCAAAGCCAACTGAATCATCGACAACAATGCCTTCGATAACCAGTGGTCCAAGGGACAAAGAACCATCCGATGAGATACTTGCAATACGAACACCGGAGGTAGTACCCACCACAAGGAAGGAACCAACGTAAGAGAACATGCTCAGTACGTTCTCACCACGGGGCATGTCAGCCACAACAACAGGTTGCGACAAGGTAACAGTAGTTGTAGTAGCAGTCACACCAATGCGGAAGATGGAAGAGTTCTCACCACTAAAGCCACTGGCATAGATAGCAGTAGGACCATCAGCGAAGTCAGTCCACGTCCAGCCAGTATTAGGATGCTGAAAGAATGGTGTACCAATCGTGGCACTGGAAGGGCTAAGGTCAGTAACTTCCCAAATGCCCTGATTCTCTGCATACATGATACGGTTCTTAATCCAGCGAACAAGATTGTAACGAACAGAACCGTAGTGCTTGTTGTAAATCTTAGCACCACTGGCAGCAGGTAACGTTCCCTTATAAATACCAGCACTAGCAGATACGATGTACACTTCACCAGTGTCAGTAAAGGAGTTAAGGTTACCGCCACTACCCCACGACACTGCACTAGCAGCACCAGTGTTAGGGATGTATGACAGTTGCCCATCACTCTCACCGAACAGAACACCAGTAGCAATACCCTGCACCTGCATGTTAGTAGCAGAGGCAGCGTAAGTTAATGATGCAGCGTTAAGTAGTGTCAGTTCACCGGGAGTCCACGGGTCCACACCACCAGACTGGAAGTAGCGGAAGCGTGCCTCATCAGCATTCGTCTCCAATGGTTCAGCACTAGATAGACCACTGCCGTAATGCCATGAAGACTGCGAACGAATCCAGTAACCTGAATCCAATGACTGCTCACCGGGTTCACGTTCAGTATCAATACGTTGCCTACGGAACTCAGCAGTCTCACGCACAAACTTATTGGCATCACTGATGCCAAAGATGAAGCGCATGTCACCAATGGAGCAGTCCCAGTTAGTTGACTCTGGTGCATCAACCTGTGCACCACCGGACACGGGTGAACCGTAGACCAGATCGTGTACTACTGGTTCGGTAATGTCAAATGGTACGGTCAACGTGTGCTCCGTAAGTTAGTGGAGATGTAATGATTGAGAGTTCTACTCAGTTACTTCAGCAACAACCGGAGCAACGAACTCATCGAGTTCAGCATCATACTTGTAACCGATACCGGCATAAGTTCCACGGAAGTTCCCGTTGTAACTTGTTAACTTCCAAACGCCTTCCAAACCTAGCGAGTGCTGGAAAGCATTAGCCGCTGCCTCAGTCTCAGCGGAGAACTCTCCACCGTTAGGCAGGTCGCTGTTGTTTAGGACGTGTACTTCACGGACGATGCCGTCCTCTATGCGTGCTACATGTGCCATTAGATTGCTCCTACTCTTGATCGAATATCGTGCATACCCGCAAGCCCGTACACGGAATCATCTTCCGGGTGCAGGTTCACGACGTTATCGTAGTCATGTGTGAAAGGTTCCCAGTCGCAGAACTCGTAGATGCGAGCAACCTGCGAACTAGGATCAGAAATTAAATCAGCGTACTCCACAAAAAGGAACTCGCCACTATTAGATGCCTTCGCTATCTCCACACCCATCAGGGAACGCATGATCGGTTCCGATTCAGGGTCAAGGAGTCCAGCCTTCGGGTCACCCTCCCACCCGTTAGCGGAGCGGAGCCGTGCGAACGATTCCACGATCTCATCAACGGGACGAGTCAGAACAATCACCTTCGGCTCGTCCGTGATGTACCTGCGGATCATGTTCATGTTCGCTGGCAGGGTCCACGACCGGCACTTGTCAACAATGTGCGTTGACCGAACATCCCGGTAGTAGATCGCAGGGATCGAACCGACTAGCGCGTCCTGATCCGTGTAGCGACGGTTAGCGACTAACTGTTGAGCCGCTCCACCTTCACAGGACTGCTGCATGTCCCACATCAGTTGACACACCGCACTGTTTCCTTCGGCATGAATCTCAGGATTCTGCGACAGGATCGCCGAGAGCAGGGTTGAGCCCGTGCGCGGGAGGCCCGACAGGGCGACGAACGTCACGCCGTTCTCGAACGCACAATGACAACTCCTGAGCCGCCGCTTGAGCCGATTCCGTTGTCGTTGCGGCCACCGCCGCCGCCACCGGTATTTGCCGTGCCAGCAGCGGGAGCGGTGTTGAAGGTGCCAGCCGCTCCGCCACCGGATCCGGCTGCGCCACCGCCCGCACTGCCACCACCGCCACCACCGCCGGCATAGGTCACAGAAGCGCCGGTTTTGGTCGACGCTGCGCCTGCGCCTCCTGCCCCGCCAACGTTGCCTGCGGTTCCGTTGCCGCCGGTCGCTCCTGCGCCGCCTCCGCCCCCGCCGATGTAAGTGCCGCCGCCGCCTCGGTTGCCGCCAGTGTTGCCGATGTTTGTGGTTCCAGCACCGCCATTAGTCCAACCGCCGCCGCCTGAGCCACCAATCTGCCCGTTGAACCCACCGCCGGATCCGCCGCCTGAGGCAAGTAGCCCAGCTGAATAGATCTGGCTGCTAGTGCCGGTGGTTGAGGTTGCGCCGCCGCCACCGACCACAACGGAAAGTGATCCTGCGGGGAGGTACATGCTTGACCGCTCAAGAAACCCACCACCGCCGCCGCCACCACCGCCGCCGCCGCCCCCGCCCCCGACAATCAGCACGTCAGCGAAACCAGCACGCTGCACAGTAAGAGTCCCATTACCCGTAAACGTGTAATAGTTAAACGTTGCTGAACCTTCCGTGTACGTACCAGTAGCAGTGTTAGTTACTACCGCTCCACCCGCTGCAACACTTACGGGGCGTGCAACACGAACAATGACAACACCAGAACCGCCAGCAGCGCCGTTTCCACTTCCATCGAAAGCGCCACCACCACCGCCACCAGTATTAACTGTGCCAGCGGTTGCTCCGGTACTAACTGCACCAGTTCCTCCACCACCCGCTCCGCCTGCTCCTCCTGTGACAACTCCACCGCCCCCGCCGCCACCAGCACGGGTTACAGATGATCCAGTGTAAGAGTTTGCGAGACCAGCGCCGCCTGCTCCGCCCACGTTGGATACGGAAGGCGCAAACCCAACCGCACCGGCACCACCGCCACCACCGCCGTCATTTGCTGCGCCTGTACCACCAGCATTGCCTTGTCCAGTTGCCCCAGTATTACCGGCTCGGCTTTGTGAGCCACCACCACCGCTGCCGCCCGACGATGCGACACCGTTTGTAGTATCTCCTCGGCCCCCTCCAAGGGCATAGAAACCACCTATCAGGCTAGTGTTGCCATTAGCGTTTGCCGCTTGCGAAGAGTTGTTTGCACTACCTCCTGCACCAACGGTTACAGTCAAGGTTCCAGCAGCAAGGTAGGCGTTTGTTAATGACAAGTGGCCACCAGCGCCGCCACCGCCGCCCCTGAAGTGACCACCAGCGCCGCCCCCGCCAACGACAAGCACATCCGCATACCCAGCAGTCACCACACTCAGCGACGAGTTACCCGTAAACGTCCAATAATCAAACGTCACACCACCCTCAGTGTAATTACCAGTAGGTGTGGTCGTGATCGTTGCACCACCGATACGGGACGGGGTGTTGAAACCTTGAATGGTGGAAAGTTTATTGATCGACATTAGACAGCCACCCTAACTATTACGACACCGCTACCACCCGAACCAGAAGTACCGTTGAAAGTTCCCCCGCCACCGCCACCCGTATTGGCTGTGCCAGCCGTACCATTGGCGCTAGTCCCAGCGCCACCAGCGCCACCGCCGCCTGCTCCACCGGACCCTGCAACTGTCCATCCTTGACCACCACCGCCACCAGCGCGAGTAACAGAAGTCCCTGTTATCGAGTTGGCGGTACCAGCACCACCAGCACCGCCCGTAGTTCCAGAACCATTACTACCAGCCGCCGAGTGACCGCCCCCGCCACCGCCAGCGCCTTGCGTTCCGCCAGTTCCAGCGCCGCCATCTTTCCCAAGTACTGTCAGTGCGTTCCCATCACCACCAGCACTACCGCCACCCCAGTTCAACGCTTGCGGAATAGACGCGGAAGAATAACTTGAGCCTTGACCACCGCCACCGGCAACAATAAGAACACCACTAATACGAGAATGACCACCACCGCTCAACGTGGTAGAAACTGTTGAGAATCCATTCTGCCCTGCTCCGACAGTAACTGTGTAAGTGCCAGCAGGTATGTAAAAATTAGGCATATATAAGTAGCCACCGGCTCCACCACCGCCGCCATTTACGTTATTTGCATCACTACACCCACCAGCACCTCCACCGCCAATGACGAGAGCATCAAATAAGCCTGCCTTCGTCACCGTCAACGTCCCATTACCAGTGAACGTCAGGTACTTGTAGTTCACGCCACCATCGGTGTAAGTACCCGTAGGGGAACCGCTGAAGTCAGCGGCAGAAGGCGAGGTGACCCTCGCTAACCCTGCACGCTTGAATGAACTAACAGCCATGACTATGAAATCTCAGACAAGAACGCAGTGAAGTTACAAGTATTCGCTGAAGACGACACCCGAATAAAGTTAGCGGCAGGCATAGTCACACCCAGCGTCAACGCCACCGTGTCATTACCAGCAACAACAGCGTCATACACCAGCCACTCACTAGCACCGGGAGTGCCAGCGGCTGTGTCCATACCAATCCGAACGGTCACATCGGAGGATGCTTGGTTCGTGATAACGAGGGACGAGATCACCGCTTCAGTAGCGGAAGGTGTTTCGTAAAGGGTTGAGAGCGTGCCGACAGCGGCAGTGCCCTGAACCTGTGCGTATTTGTAGGCAGTAGCCATGTCATGCTCCCATCAGAAAGAAAACGTCTTGTAAACCAGCGCCGCCACCAGCGGCAGCAGCAGCCCATTTCAGGCCAGTAGTCTCCGCACTATCAGCAGTCAGTACGAAGCCATTAGTGCCCACCGCTAGGCGAGCAGGTGTGTCATTAGCACTGGCAGCAATCAGGTCACCCTTAGCGTCCAGCAGGGACTTTAAGATGAACAAGTTAGAGTCAGCAGCAACCACTGCCCAAGCACTACCCGTGTACACCTTCATCGCGTTAGAGACACTGTTGAAGTACAGGGCACCAGTTAGCAGGGCATTACCGTCATTGTCCAGTGTTGGATCAGTTGTCTTAGCGCCAAGGTAACGGTCATCGAAAGAGTCAAACGAGGCAGCAGCAGAGTTGGCACTAGCCAACGCAGATGAAGCACTCACCGTAGCAGAGGCTGAAGAGGCGGCAGCCTCCAAAGCGTAGTACTTCGCTCCGTAGTCTGAGCCGCTCACAGGGGCGCTAGTTTTGGTAGCCCAGTCAAGTGATAGGGCAGCAGAAGTACTCGCGTTAGAAGCGCTTACAGAGGCTCCTGAGGCACTTGTAGAGGCACTCGTTGCTGACACACTAGCAGCAGCAGCGTAGGTGAGAGAGTTACCCGAATATGTTAGGGACAAATCCCGTGCAGCCTCAGAGGCTAGGCGAGAAGTCTGTGAGGCAGAAGCACTGGTAGCAGCAGCACTAGCACTGGTAGATGCAGCACTGGCAGAGCCAGAGGCAGCACTAGCAGAACCAGCAGCAGCAGATGCAGAGGCAGCAGCCTGAACTACCTGACTGGTCATAGCCGTATCGGTGTAGTTCTTCGTAGCAGCATCACCAGAAGCAGACGGATCAGCAAGACCTGTAACCTTGAAACCACCACCAGCAAGGTTAGAGCCAAGAGTCTTATTGCTGACCGTCTGAGTACCCGTAGTTGTAACCGCTTGCACACCACCCTGCTGTAGAGTAGTAGGATTGACGGTGCCACCAGATATGGTGCCAGAGTTCGTGGTCGTACCAGAAACCGTAGCACCAGAGATAGCGGGAGAAGTCAGAGTCTTATTCGTCAGGGTCTGAGCATCGGTCGTACCCACCACAGCAGAACCCAAAGCCGTGCCATGCACGTTCTCCGTATTGTCCTCATGCTGACGTGACTCCTCAAAGTCACGGGCAGAAACACCATGCTCCACAGAAGCACCAGCGGTGTGAGCCACACCAGCAGTACCATCAACACCACGGATCACCGTCAAGGATGTACCACTACGAGCAGATACAGTAACAATCTCTTCCGATACAGTGTCTTGATCAATGATCAAAGTGTAAGGGAACAGCGACGGCCAACCAGTAGCAGCAGCAACCTGCATAGACGTAGCAGAACCATTAACGTCGGAGGTAAGCGTGGTACGTCGGGCAACCGATGAGTAGTACCTAGAAACGGCCATCTATATTCCTATCATCTGGTGAAATAACTTCTGTTGGGGAAGATCGACTGCAAGCCCTTCGTCTCCTCAGCAAAACGCACTTGGTACATTTGCAGAAGGAAGCGAGCAACCTGAGCAGAGTTGCCAACCGGACGCATGTTCGCACTGAAGTCAGCCTCAGCACTCATACCCGACAGGTGAGCAGTATCAAAGAATGGAGTCATACGGTAAGCAGCACCCAGACGGATAACGTCTTCACAAGAATCAGGAAGACCAGTTACAGTTGAGAACACATCACTATCGTTATCCATTGGTGAAGGTTGCTTAGTGAAAACGACTTTCACTGAACGACCGGGAACAATAGAATCATAGAGACTGATCGTGGCACCAGTAGAGAACGAGCCAACAGCAGCGTGCTTATCCACACGGTAGCGACGGACAGGGAGCCACTCTCTTGAGGGACCAATAGAAGACCACGAAACCTGAAGCACATCCAGAGCACCAGCAGGCAACGAGTATGTAGAGACGGCAGGGTTAAAGTTAAACGTCGTCTCACCCACACCGAACAGTTCAGGGTGCACTGCACGAATAGCCTCGTTGATAGCATTCTTCACAAGGAAGCGAGGAAACATTGGTGAAGACACCACGCGAGTACCAGCAGCATGGCTACTAGCATCAGTACTACGGAAGCCACGACCATAAGGAGGCAACAACATGTTCTGCGATACGGTGTCCACGTTGTCAACGAACAACAACTCTGTGTCAATCTCCACAATGCCACGGGACATAGCAGTAGTGTCAGACACCTTCAGTGTCGTAGCACTAGCAGAGACAGACTCCGTAAGGAACGTAGCCTGATCCTGCACAGTAGTAAAGCCCTGCAAATACATCAGGGTCTGATCAGTCATCTGGGAGAATGTAGTCATCAGTCAGTCGCATTCACGAAGCGAGCAGCATTCTTATTAACAATCATGCTTGCCGGGGGGTCAACATTTGCGTTATACGGACGACCAAGAGCACGACTTGCAGTCTCAGCCTGACGGACCTTTTCAACTGTCGTCCCCTCTGGTTGGATACCATTCCTTCTGGCTGACCCATACGCAGTCAGATCGGTTTTGGTCTTCTCATACATAGACTTCAGTGGTGACACAGCCGTAGCACTTACAGTAACGTTCGCTGCAATCAAGCAATCGGCATACGAATCGTGATCTTTCGTGGCACAACCAGTGCGGCATATACTCATTCGATAGTCACATACTCTCCGAATCCGGCTGCAATAACAGCGTTGTATTCTTCATCAGTTAAGATCGTGAAACGACCACCACCGAAGTAGTAGTCTGCTTCGTCAATACTCAACTGGTCAGGGAAACTTGTAATCACACCAGAGGTGCCAGTTATCAACAGCGAACGACCCTCATCAATGGGGTAACGCTGGAGGAGGACGTTAGTGGAATAGGCGACAGGCTCCGTGGGAAGCGTCAGCACATACACAAGTAACTCCAAAATCTAGGGATGAAGATGGGGGCCACAGTTTCGTGAACCATGACCCCCACCGACAAGGTGTCTACGACTACGCGATAGACGAGGTTGACTCAATGCGGTACAGCGAAGCCTCGCGGTAACGTGCCCAACCCTGAAGGCTGTACCAGCCGACGGGACGGAAACGCATCAACTTGTCAATGACCGGACCGATAACGATACCGGGTTCAACAGCGGTTGCCTCAGCAAGAGCCTGCTGACCTGCGATGATGGTGCGGTAGACCTTAGCCGAACCATTACCATCGGTTGCAACGTACGCACGCGGGGTTTCCACGACGTATGCTCCACCGTAAACGCCAGTGGTGGCATTCAGGATGTTGCCCACGTTCGGGTCCGTGTACTTACGGATGTCCTCGAAGGAGTTGCTACCAGTCTCTGCACGGAGGTCATGTGCGACCTCTGGGTGCATGTAGGCTGCGTAAAGCATGGAGTCCTTCGGAACAGCGTTGGCTGCACGCAACTTAGCGACTGCACGGCGAAGGTCTGCACCCTCAATGTCGTCACCAGCGGTGAGGCCAGAAGTGGCTGTAGCCGAACCGGAGTAGATAACGTTCGTTCCAGCACGGAGAACGTTGACAACAATCTTGTCAATTGAATCTGCCATGTTGTATGCAACGATGTTAGCAATAGCCGGATCAACGTCAGAGAACGCGAACTCACCCAACTTGCGGGTGTTCAGCACGGTGTTGCCGTACTCGTTCAGCGTTACGCTGACAGTGTTGACGTTGCTGATAGCAACTGCATCGGGGTCAGTCGTCTCAGTGAGAGTGGACGTTGCAGCAGCAAGGTCCTGATACAATGAGAATACGACAGACGAACCGGGCATTGCCTGCTGTACGGGACGCTTATCCGCAAGGTTGCGGAAGAGCGGCTGCGAACGCAGAGCAAACTCAACATAACGATCGTAGGCTGCTTGGACCAGACCGGCCATAGCAGCAGTTCCTGTGTATGCGTTAGACATGTAGCGTTCACCTCCTCAGGTGAATAGTAGAAACGGTTGGTTGTGAGGCTAGATAGCCTGCGGTCCAGTGGCGCTATTGAACAGAATCTGATTCAACTCTTCGGGCGTAGTAGCAGCACGAATGAGAGCATCCAACTGTCCAGCGTCGCCGCTGAAGGTTTGACCCGAAGATTGCGCAGACGCAATACGGTTCAGTGCCTGTAATTCAGGGTTCGGAGCCACAGGCTTCTGCTCCTCACTTGAGGTTGACCCACCGAAAATGTCACCATAGTCAGCAAGCCAAGCCTCCACCTCCTCAGCGGAGGTAACATCCTTCGGGATGAGAGCCGATACTTTGTCCGGCAATCCCTTAGATGCAATTACGTCCTTAACGGAGCGATCACGCAGAGACGACTTAAACGAATCCAACTGCTCTGATAGGTCCTTGTTCTGCTTTTGCGCGGCACGATATGCCTTGCGTAGTTCCTTCATAGCGTTGGTGTCGTTAGGTGCACCATCGTTGTCGTCTTCGTCATCCCACTCGTAATTGGACATGCGTTTCTCCCTTACTATTCATTGATAGGTTAATCGCTACCCACACCACAACTCGGGGAAGTAGTGGTGGCTGTAACTACCGGGCTAATACACAGTGGAGGCCGGTCGATTCCACTGGGGTTTAAGGTGAGCAGTTTTTGGACAATACTCAGGTCACACTACCCACGAAGGGGTAACTTAGATTACCTTTCCACGCGAAAGCGAGGCTGAGGTAAGGGCAGACGTGCCACCGAAGCGTGCACGTTCACGGGACTGAAGGCCACGAACCTTCTCTTTAGCCTCAATGTCAAGGTCAAGGGTAGACAGTGCTGACTCTTCAGCAGAGAGAAGACCCTTCTCAATGTCAGCAAGACGCTTCGTAGAGCGTTGCACGCCAGCGATCTGTGTAAGTTCAGGCTCAAGGGCAGTGCCACTAATGTCACCACCACGACCGAAGAACTCACCGACACGCTCAGAGACACCAGCACCGAACTCAAGACCAGCGCGTGTGGCAAAGCCACCAACGATAGCAGCGTTAGCGCGACGGTTAATCTCAGTGGAAGTACGGGTTGGGTCAAGGACGTAGGACACCAGCGTTGCTGGGTCAACGTTGTAAAACTTCTGCAACGAGTCCCGAACCTCTTGAGGTGTCTCAGCAACTACACGTTGAGCGTCCGATACTCGGTCACGAACCTCGTTTACGGAGACACTGAAGTCACCAGCAAGTTTCGCAATAGCATCAAACTCTGTTTGAGTACCCGCTTGACCAAGGAAGTTCTGCAACCCTGACTCACGGAACACCTGACGGTACTGACTCTCAAGGTTGAGATACTCACCCTCGTTACGGATGTCAGTAATACCGCGTTGCTGCAAAGCAGTTAGACCCTTGAAGCGAACCTTGTATGGTTCAGTCTGCTTTAGTTTCTCAGCAATGACTTCGGTGTTGGGTCCCCAGTCATTAATAAGAGACTCAATGTTGCCAGCAAGAGAACCAAGACCGTACTGAGTAAGAATGTTATTAAGGAATGACTTAGCACCCTCACGTTCTTGACGGTTGCGCTCTTTGCGATCTGTCTCTAAGCCTTCATAATACAAACGCTGTGCTACTTCGGCGGCAGTTTCTGCGGCAGTTTCTCCACCACCCCCACCATCAGTGGTAGGGGGTCGGCTAGCAATAATCTTGGCGTCTTCTGCTCTTTGCTGAGCAATTCGTCTTTCGTCAGCGGCTTGTGCAGCGGCTCTCTGTGCATTTTGTGCATCAGCAACCATCAGTGCTTCTTTAGCCCTGCCAGCAGCAGTGTCTAGCCGATTACCAAACTGTCCCTTGGGAGGAGCCACTCAGATCACCTAACCCCAAATATTCTTAGAAGATCGGTACCGACCTTGGTGTATGTTTCGTAGGCGTTATCTGTCTGATCCCAACGGGGGTCCTCGCGGATACTCTTGTCAAGTTCGTATAGGGGGACAACGCTAGGCTTACCATCATTGCCGACACCCTGCATATATCTCTGCAATAGTGGATCATCAAAAGTAATCTGACTTTCTTCCATCTCAAGCAACTTAGCAATGCGAGCCTGACCCGGTGCAGCAATAACTTCAGGGTCATATCCTTGCTCGATACGATCAGCCCATGCGGGGAAAGCACCAACTAGATAAGTCTTACGAAGGTCAGCCTTAATGTCATCAACAGTTTGCTTACCAGTTACAGCATCTTGAACGTAACGCGATAGTGCGGTAGGTGTAAGGTCAAGACCGTTACGCCTAGACCATTCCATTAAGTCAGTCTGCACATCGCCAGAGGTGCCCTTAAGGTCAGCGCCGGTGGAGAATGCGGCCTGAAGGTTAGGCATGAGGTTATTCTGAATCTCAACGTTAGTCCAGCCATTAAAACGCGCCTGCTCAGCAAGACCATTATCCCCAAAAATTTCCTCATCGGTAATGGGGATACCCATAGTGTCAGCCATCTGACGAATCTGCTGACCCTTAACCTCAACGTCACGCTTGTAGTCACCAGCGGTAACAGGGTTATTTTTGGACTTAAACGCTTCCTTCTGAACTGAGTCGTACTTCTTAAACCACTCGTTCTGGACAGCCCACTTGTCAAACTGGTACTGTGTTGGTGGCTTGCCAGTTCTCTTCATTTCATCAGAGATCATCTTGAAGAAGCCCTTAAGGGCACCAGAGGTATCAGCAGTAATTACAGCAGCAGCAAAGCCATAGTCTTCAGCGGCCTTGTTAAAGTTGTAACCGTCATACTTGTTCCTGTCCTTAGCCTTCTCGTCCTTAGGAGCCACTGGTTCTTACCGCCTGACCACGCTTGATGTAGTTAGAAAACATATCCATAACAGTTGTATCCATCTGAAACTCTGCAAAGTCAGGGTTCTTAGAGATGATCTGCCGAAGTAACTCTTCCTTGCTAGTGGCAGTCTCTGTTACCGATGTACTTGCAGCACGACCCTGAGGTGTGGTAGTAGTTACCTGAGGTGCACCCATCTCCGCCTTACGGAACTTGGATAGGTACTTCTCCACTTCACCTTCTTCAAGGCTACGGCCAAGATTTTCCCTAGCAAAGTTATCAAGGAGTGCAGCGGCGGTAACCTCATCTGTAAGAGTTACGGAAGTGGTAGTACGAGGACCAGTGTAGGCTCCCCCTTCTCCCTCTTCCTTGCGAGGCTTTGCCCCGGCAACGTAGTTATCCAACCACGTAGTAAAGTCTTCCTTGCCGCCATTCATGTAGTACGCGCTGTACAAGTTTGTAGCGGAGTCCATTGCCCTAGCGGTATACTCAGGGACCGTATCAATGTACTTTCTGGTAGAAAGAAAGTTACCCTGATACAATTTATTTGCAAGATCATTGTATCGTGGATCACGCATTGCAGCAGTAGCAAGAACTGCATTTCGTAAACTATCAGAGTCACCCATTACCTTTTGGTAACTAACTCCAGAACCAGTTTGGTATCCAGTGGCAGCGCCAGAAGCAACAGGAAACTTGAAATCTTTACCCGTAGAACTTGCTACCTGAACATTCTTGATTTCGCTTTTCGCTTGGTTAGCGATCTCGCCAGCCATCACGCCTCCCTGAAGTCATCACGATAAAGATACTGGTCGTAGAAATCAGCAAAGCCGATATCCTGTTGACGCAACTTGAATGCAGCGGCGTAGCCTATCTCCTTAAGTTGCTTACGAGAGGCGTCGTCATCATTGTCCTTGAGGGCTGCACGAATATCATTACGAATATCCATGTACTCAGCCAAAGCAGCAACTGTGGAGTCATCACCGATACGGTCAGCATTCTCTACAATTTTACTAACGCCCTGAAGAATGGCAGGCAACTTATCCTGATAAATCTTACGCTCTTCACCCCAAGCGGGGTACTGAGCACTTACTTTCTCAGCAGCCCTGTCCATAATCTCACGAAGTTCCTTGGCGTCATCTACCTGAAGACTTGACAATCCCAACTGAATTGCCCTTTCTTCGGCGTAGTCACGCACTAGCCAGTATTCTTTCCAACCGTCTCGGATTTCGTTGTTCCTAACAATTTCATCTGGAGTCATCTTGCGACGAACTGGAGTATTGTTAGGACCAATCTTCATGGAACTATACTCGCCATAAACTGCGTATGAGAAGGGATCATCAAAGGAACCCATGTTACCAAACATGCCAACCAGTTGTGGATCAATGGCGTACAGATCATCAACTATGTCTTTGTTCTTTGTGATGCGCTGCCATGTAGCAAGGTTTGGTTGCAACTGAGTTTCGTTGTACGAACCAGCGCGAGTTATTGCATCAAAGCCGGGGTACTGCTCAGTAAATAACTTAACTTTCTGTGCGTACGGAATAGACTCATCATCAAGAAGGCGGTTCCAAGCATCCCGCTCAATCTGGTAGCGTGACTGCATTGAAGACTGCACTGGTGCGACTAACGCAGCAGTAACTTGAAAGGCCCAAAATCTGTCAGCCTTTTCCTTAATCTTTTGCATGTCATTTTCAGTAAGAGTGCGTCCCTCAATTTGAGCGGATATGTACTCATCCTCAACTATCTGATTCCATGAAGTAAGGTACGCTGAGTCTGTAGACTCCTGACCAAGCCACTGCTTTACGCGACGAACAAATGTCGGAGCAACTACCTCAATGAGATCAGTGTTCGGATTTCCCGATGGAACCAACTGGCGGAACATCTCGTCACCCACGGCATTACGTAGAATCTCTTGCTCCTCTGGCTTACCACGAAGGACAAGAGCCGTAGGAATCTGAGTCATTGGACCAACGCCGGGGAACCACCACTCACCACCGGGGAACACTAAGTTGAATCCCTGCTGCCGTGTACGCAGAGCCTCGCCGGGAGTGAAAGGACCAAACTTTTTACGCATAAGATCAGCAATAGGTTGCGGCCATACGATGAAGTTACCCTCGTCGCGAAGCATGTTAGAACGCTCTACTGGTTTACCCTCTTCGTCGTAGACCATGCCAAGGTTATTCGGGATGTTCCACAAGATGTTACCGTAACCGATAACTGCTGGGTTGTTCCAAGCAATGCGGCCCCATGTGCGAAGGCTGTTCTCAAAGGCAGGGAAGAATGGTGACACAAAGCGAAGCATCACTGCTGCGTTTGACAAGTTATCAATCGTGTACATGGTTTCTTTAGTTGCCTTAAGGGCAGCACCATGGGCAGACCTGTTGATGCGAGCCTTTACCGCCTCAGTACCCATGTCATCACCTTGACGTGCAGCAATAGCGTATAGTTGCTTTTGCTTCTCGTTGTACACGGTCTTGTAAAATGGATGACGTAGCATCTTATTTTCAGGAACCGTGCCAAGGTATTTCATAATCGTACCAGTGATGCTATCAACACCTTCTATAGTGCGATTGAACATACCACTAACAGGAACACCATCATCAAGGCGACCAGTAATAATGGGAAGTTCACGACCACCAAGGGCAGCGGCAACCTCACCGGGCGCAAGTTCGTGATCCAGTGCTAACTGACGCAGTTGAGTATCGCGTGGCAGTTCATTGTCAAGGCGTCGAACTGTTTCGTTAATATACTCGTAGAGTCCCTGATCGTCATTGATTTCCCTGTTGGTCACAGAGAGTTGATCGCGGTAATTTTTACCTTCTGGACTTTTCATCCACGCTGCAATGTCGTCAACGGACTTGTTCTCAAGGATCATTCGACCGAATGGATCATTGCGGTAACGATGGTTAATTCTGATTGCGTACTCGTCCCAGTACGTTGTCATCTGCTCAGGAGTCAACTTCTTGGGATCAAGTTTCTTCCCATTGGGTGAGTCCATCAAAGATGCAATACGCCTACCGGCAGCAGCATCAAAGGTCTGGTACACAGTTCGGTCGGCAGATGCGGCTAGTGCAGCAAGGCGTCCCTCTGCTCCCTCAAAAGCGCCAGCATAAAGTATCTCTTCTCCTAGTTCGTCATAACCCATGACGTTAGAGCGAGAGCCTCCGACATTTCGCTTTGCCTTTTTCAGGCGCAACGTCTGATAGGCACTAAGAGTGTCTCTACTAATGATGTCGATCTTGGCAAGTAAATCTTGTTCTTGGCGAGATAGATCAGTAAGTTCAGGAACTTCAGAACTGAAGTACTTACCTTTTAGGTTACGTTCTTCAGCAAGAGCATTCTTGCGAGCCTTCTTCATCTTTTCAAGAGAAGATAATTCCTTAGGAGTCTTCGTCTTCTTTTTTTCAATGAGACGAATCTTATCAGCGAGATCGGCGGCTTTTGTTTTTTCCGCGAACATAGTCTGCCGCGATGTTATAAGATTCCTAGTTGCCTGAAGGTTGTCGTAAGCATCCTTCATGCGCTTCTCTTGCGACCGCGCACCCCTGAGTGCCCTGCGTGCTCCAGCGTAGTAGTATGCGTTTGATGGCAACTTACCCCAAGCCTCAGGGTTAGCAGCGACCATACCAAGAACTGCGAAGGAACGCATTGCACCTTCAGCAAGGTTACGCTGAGTGTAGCCGAGGCGAAGTAGGACGCTAACCTTCCACAGTGAGTTGATTTGGTTAGCGGCATTATTAATATCAGTTGTTGACTGAAGCCACTTGTTGTTACTGATCACCTTAGAGAAGTACTTAACATCAAGTAGGGGAACAGATTGATCCAGTTCCGCATAAAAGTCAGGTGTCTTAACTGGCTTACCAGTATCAGGATCAATGTAAAACTTTGTTTCACTCTTTGCAATGTTCTCAAGAGCAGCGGCACGCTTTGCGTCATAGCCCTCAAAGATTGCCATTGCTTGCTGGGAGGAAATTCCCCTCTTAGCGGCAACTGCTGCTACAACTTCTTCTTCCATGCGCCTGACGATGAAGGTGCGCTCGTTTACTGTGCGTGCCATAGCGTACTCATTGAGGTAAGCGGAAGACTTAACCGAATCTATCGGTGACTTACGAAGCCAGTTGGTAAGTTCGTTTAATGAAGCCTGACCGTCAGAGCCGTCCTTGACGTACAAAATACCGTTAGGTGTGCCACGGCCAATCCAGCGGATAACCTGCACTGGGCGAGAACCGGAGACACCTTCGATGGTGTCGTACACAAAATGGCCCGTACCTTTTGTGTCAACGACAGAAGAGTTCTTAAAGGCATTGTTCTCAAACTGTGAGCGAGAGGCACCCTTGCGCCATGCGTTAGCGGCACGGACAGTGCGGGGACCTACCCGTGCACCACCACGCTCAATCATCTGCATGGGCATTTTCGCCACATCAGGAAGTAACTCTGGACGGAACGCAAGGCGCTCGTAAACTAAATCGTCACCCTTAGCAATCTGATCTGGGGTGAGACGTATACCTGCGGTAGCGGTATTTAATACTTCATCCCCAACTGGTGCAAAAACATCCACACCAAGACTTGACGCAACGGCGTCATACTGATCCATACTGTGCCTAGCAAGATCGTCCCACGATTGGGGACGGCCAGCCATAGCACCAGCAACATGAGCAGCGCCGATAGGATCGTCAATACCAATGCTGCTGAGAAGCATTCTAGTATCACGCTGGAACGGAGAACTCTTTACCCACGGATGATTGACTAGAGTGTCAGCGTTTCCATCCATTGCGGATATAAGGTTCTCTCCTTCAGCACCAAGGCGACCACTAGCCCGTGCTCCATCAACGCCAAGTTCATCAATAAGGCGAGCGTCGTCTACAAGTTCAGCACCGAAGCGTTCGATTTGATCAAAGTTCTTAAGGGCCTGATTACTCAAGCCACCAAACTCTCCAGCCTTTGTTCCAAGGCGAATGATGTTGGTGGCTTTGCCACCAATAATTGTTGGGTCTGCTGCTACCATCCAAATGGCGTCAGCAAAACCGGAAGCAAATTGACCAACACCACCGGACTCAAAGGCTTCTTTACGTTGCTCTTCACTAAGGATATCGAAGTCATCTGAGTACAGGATACTATCTGGGTCTTGCCTCTCACCAATGCTGGCAGCAATAGAGAAAGGGGTCTGTAACGTCGCTGCGTTAATTAACCAACCAAGACCACCGCGAGCATTGTTGATCGCCGCATTGGCCGTAACTACCTGACCAAGACTGATATCTTGTGACTGCTCCCAGTCAAGAGTCTGAATACCACCGGGCATAGCAGAGAATAGTGCAGCACCAAGATGGTTCATTTGCTCACTGCCCCAGTTGACAGCGTTAATGACTGACTCAGCAGCAGAAAGGGGCACACCAGCAACAGCGCCAAGAGTCTGCTGGTAGCCGGGAACTTCGGCAAGAATGCCGCTCTCTCCACGGATCATTCCACCCATGTCGTCAGGAACAATGTTGTCCATAACATTTAAGAAAGACCCAAGAAGTGAATCATTCTCAGAAGCCTGAGGTGGCAGTTGATCTTCAATCTTCGGAACATCCGGTCGTGCTACCGGAGCCGTAACATCAAACTCAGAAGGGTCAAGACCAACTGCGGGACCCTGCCTAAAAGATGCAGAGTTGTTGATGAAATCAACAAACATGTTGGACTTCTGTTCACCCTTAGGTTTTGCAGGAGCCATTTTATCCCGTCTGAGGTTTAGTAATAGAGTCTAAGAATGTGTCGCGTTCTGAGTCGTCTCCCCAGTTAATGCTGGCAAGACCCCACACCAAGCCAACATCGGATGTACCGATGCGGCTCACAACTGCGTCAACATTATCGACAAAGCGTGGCACTACTACATCCCCTGCGAGTTGCGGAGGTGACGCACAAATCTCTTGAAACCATCTGGCGTATTGGGATCGTTAGCCATAACGAGCATCTCTGGAAGATACTTCGACAGCATCTGTGCATCCTGTGCTGCAAGTTTCTGTGTACCGGGATTCATCGGAGGTCCTTCACCGGGACCGAATGATGCACCAGCAGTGACTGGCTCATCTGGGCGTTGCGTAGGTCCGAACAGTGGTGTAGCAGATGGACCCTGCGGAGCCTTGGCTCTGGCAGCACTACTAGCACGACCAGCGGTACGGGAGGCAGACATAGGTGCGGAGGATTGTATATCCTCAAAGTCCTGATTCTCGCCGTAAGCCATGCCACTCATGCGAGGGTTAACTTGCTGAGGTCCACCATCGGTACGACGCGATAGAGCGCCCGGTGCTGATACTGGTGCTGGGTTACGAGGTGTACGCATTCCACCCTGCCGTCCTTCAGCCATCTTCATCACCATCCTCAACGTAAACTACCTGTGCGCTATGCAACTCCCCATCGGGGGTAGGTGCCTCGTACTCTTCTTCGTCCTCGTCTTCACCAGAGAACATGCCGTACTCAATACCTGTCCGAATAGTATTCTCAACAAGTCTTTCCATACGGGTAACCATGTCATCCGCAACATCGGGTGACCACGACGTACCCTCCGATACCATAGAGATACGGAGGTCAAGGTAGCCAACATGCAAACTGATGTCACGCGAAGGTATTTTCCTCATGCTGGCTCCTTAGTTACTTAGTTCCCTTACCCTTTGTGCCCTTGGTGTGAACACCGAACTTGATCTTGTCCATGTCGGACGCCTTGCTACCTGCTGCACCCTGAACGGGGGCTGCGACATTGGGCTTACCGTGCGTGCCCTTATTCGGCTGTGGCATTGTTTCTCCTTAGTTGGTTACTTACCTTTAGCGTGGTATTGCTTACTAGCCTTAACGCCCTGAGCGACAGTCTTTGCTCCGGCCTTCTTGGTCAAGTTGATCTTGGAACCATCACCGTGCTTGACAACAACCTTCTTGCCTTCTTTAACAACGGTGTGCTTCTTCTTATCTGCTGCCTTGAAAGTCTTCACCATTTCTCCTTATTAGCCCAGTACGCTGCACTCATCTTGCCCTTGGCAATATTCTGTGCGTGACGAGCCTTGAAGGAAGCCTGACGCTTCGTGGGCTGCTTATCGCCAGTAACACCCTGCTGACCAAAGCGAATGGTCTTAACCTTGTCACCCTCTTTAGCCACAACAACGTGTGACTTAGTGGGGTGACTAGGTGTACGCTTGGGCTTGTTAAATCCGGCTACACCAGCACGCTCAAGGCGTGGGTCCTTCTTACTTGCCACGACCTGCTCGCATATTGTCTACGAGGTTGGGGTACTTGCGTCCAGCCTTCTTGGCAGCGGCCTTAGCCTTAGCCTTCTGTGCTGGGGTAAGAGGTGTTGACTTCTTCTTAGGGTTGGGTTTGTCCCATACCTGCTTCTTAGCGGCCATACATTTCCTTGGTCTTCTTCTCGTCCTGACGCATACGCTGAAGCGCTAGTTTGTCTGCGTCACGCTGTTTTGCCTCAGCGGCCTTCTTGGCTGCCATACGACGCTCTGGAGCCTGCATACGGGTGCGTGCCATCTCACGACGCTGCGCTTCACCGGCCTTAGCAAGAACCTTTGGGCCAGAAGCGGAAGCCTTCTTGACAGGCTTGGCTGACTTCTCTTTGTACTTACCAGTAGGCTTTGGCTTCTTAACGTTAGGCATTTACTTACCCTTCGTGGCGAGAGGAGAAACGTCAGTCTTCACGTTTGGCATCTTCGTAGAGTCATCGGGATGATTCCCGTCTCCACCGGCTTTGCCAGACGTGTCAGTCCAGCATCCACAACCAATACACATAATGATTCCTTAGATAGGCATACGGCGTGAAACGCCAGCGGATAGATTTGCTTCGCCTCCAGCACCTAAAGATGCCATCAGCATTTGTAGATCAGGTCTACCCCCAGCAGCCATACCAGCCTGACCGGGAGCAACACCACGCATGAGGCCACTAGAACTCAATCCCTCAAGGTCTTCACCCGGTCCACCGGGAGGAGCCTCACCGGGGGGGCCGACCATCTCTGCGGCCTCCTCACCCATCTGCTCAACTCCCGGTGGCGGGGTCATCTCCTGCGGTGCAAACGCCTCCGATACAACCTCTTCGATTGATCGACCCTTCTGGCGTCCAAGGATAATCATTGACAGGCGAGATAGCACTTCACCGGGGTCTTGCCCCGCTTGTGCCAGCACCGGGATCGCTTGAGCGTATCCAGCCACTGCCTGCTTCAGCGCGTCTCGCATCTCTTCGATGTCTACACGCTGCTCTTCCTCGGACGCATTCAGTGCGAATGGCATCTGTCTGCGCAAGAAGTCACGCGAAATAAGGCGGTCACCACGGGCCTGAAGTCCGAAGACAAGGGCGCGGTTCGGATCAAGTCCAGCCATAAGGCCATACTGGACATCCACAGTACGGTCGCCCTTGATGTCCTTATCGGGCTGATACTTGATCTCGTATGGTGTTCCATCTGAGTTGCCGCGTAACGTTTTAGTTTCAGAACCAAACACTGCCTCGTCTACGAGGAATGCTTTACGCATAAGGTTCTGGAAAGTCTTAGCAAACATCGACTGCCCGGTACGGATTTGGGTGTCGAAGCCTGACATGAGAGCCTGTACACCACGACCAGTGACAGTGCTTCCGTCTACCTCACCGTTGCGTGCGTTGGGGTAACGTGATCCTTGACGTAGTTCCTGATCCAGAATGCCCTGCTGCGCGAAAGCAGCCTGTGGTACATCTAGGGGAACACGACGCACAAGGTTGCCGTTGGCTGTACGGATAACGCTATCCGGTCCAAGGGCAAGTTCTTGTGCATCAGGTGGCAGAACGATGGGTGCCTGTACGCTCTTCTGTGCCGCTTCCAGCGATAGGAGTGCGAAGCGGGCTTTAGCGACCTGCACTGCAAGTACATCATCGAACTGACCATGTGACTCATCATCGACACCGGGCCGTTGAGTCCACTCAATCAAGCATTCCCCGATGGGGTTCTTGACTGACTCCAGCACCACACCATTACGGGTGGGCAGGAAGAGCATATCGACCTTGCGGTCGTGGTAGCGAACAATCTCAATCAGTTCACTACCTGTGGAAGATGCCCGAATAACGGACGCCGCCTGTGGGTACATCGCAACAAGTTCATCGCGTGACTTATAGAACGAGAAGAAACCTGCACTGATGTTGTGCCAGCGGTCCATGATCGGGTATGCACCAATGGAATCCATGAAGGTAATCCGTGGCATACGGTTCTCTACGTCAATCTCCACCATAGCCGGTACGAAACCGTAGGTGAAGTAACGATCAGTAGCCGTGTACATCTGACGCTGCACGTCAGAGAAGTCAAGGTAACCGTTAACGATACGGGTACGCTTCTCAGCGAACTCACGGGAAGCGGAAGAGATCATCTTGCTACTGGAGCAGTTGAAGGCAGGTAGTGGAGCAAGGACCTCAGCGAGGTCACGGGCTGCCACATCGACCATGTTGGCTACAATGCCCCGGTCGAAGGGACCCTCAGGGAACAGGTCGGGGAACACGTCACGCATACGGCCCTGACGGACAGCAAGAACGTTCTGCATACGTTGGTTGCGGTCAGCGAAGTGTGCCTTCTGCCGTGTGTATAGTGCCTGAATCTCCCGAAGGGTAGTGTTGCCACCCGGCTGATCCAAGTAATTCTCGTCACTGATGGAGATAGTCAAAGTGTACCCCTCACGCCCCTATAGGGGTCCATGCTTTTTGTGCTTCCATGTCGGCAAGATTAATTGTGTGCTGTTGTTTACGGTCCCAACCAGTAAGGAATGGGTTCTTCACATGCGTACGGTAGTTACTATTTAAGGTGATACGGTCACGGCACGCCAGTTCAGCGAACCATAGGGCCATCACAATGTCCGTCTTCTGGCTCTTACCGGCATTGGGTGACCATGTAACCAGTTGCTCAATCATGCTCTTGCACGATTCCTGCCCGTGGGTGGAGGGCAACTCAATCAAATGGTTGCCATCCTCGTAGCCATTGAACAGGGTCGTCATGGACGACACACCAAAGTCCGTGTCATGCTTATTGGCACCAGTAAAGTGGGGCCGAATCACCGTACCCCTGCCAGCGCAGTAGTCGTTGATCTCCCTATCGTGCACCAAGAAGCCCTGAAAGCCGTTACGTTCGATACGCCACTCACTGATACCGTACTTATCGGTCCAGTTCTTGATCACTTCACGCATAGCATCAGGGGTAATACCGGACTTGTTGTACACATCCAGTACATAACGCTTATTAGACTGAATGTCTAGTCCGATAACCACGGCAGCGGTATGTCCAGTGGTAGCAGGGTCCAGTCCAGCGACCACAATCAGGCCATCCATGCCATTCTCACGGCAGTTCACCATGCCACGGGGCATGATTCCGGCCATACGGTTACCATTAATAGTGGCACGCACCGCATCAGGGTGGAAGATAGTATCCTCAGAGACCTGTTGCTGCTGGTACACCATAGCCCAAGCACGCGGAGAAACCCGTCTGCGCTTCTGTGAGAGCCTAGGACCGTCCCACTTAGGGAAGTAACCATTAGCATCTGCGGTCTGTGTGTCCTGCTTAGAGCCCGGTTCGGGCTGATTGGACTTAGGCCACAGTGTTACCCAGTTCTTAGGGTCATCAGCGAAGTCCAGAACCGCTGGCATCGACAGGTATGACCACGGTGATTCCTCATCTGGGTACCTACCGGGGTCTCTTAACTCCCTATACAGGTCCTTAGAGGCAAGCCTCGTACCCACAACCAGCATAGAACCAGAGGCAGAGACACGGGAGATAACCTCAGACTGCAACCAGTCGATCTGCTTCTCGTACTCATGGGCGTTAGTAAGGTCCACGCAGTCATCAAGGAGGATCAGATCGGCACGGGCACCATAGATGTGGCCCCTAATACCCAGAGCCTGCACGGTAGGGTCCTTCTCACCAGAGTCCCTAGCATTATCAGAGACATAGATCATCGTCTGGTTCCACGCCTCAGAGTCCTTGTCAAAGCCACCCATAGGGGCGTACTTGCCAATCATCTCGTCATACTTCGGGTGGGTCAGCCGGGTCTTGATAGCGTACAGCATCTTCTTAGCCATCTCAGCCGTCTTAGAGACGATGATGACACGGATGTTAGGGTCCATACAGATGCGGTAGACCACATAGTTGATCGTGATGGAGGTCGTCTTGGCGTGCTCTGGTGGCATGTTCACCATAACCAGATCGCGCTCACCCTTCTCAAAGACCATCGACGGGTGTACCCACACGGGGTCACGGCCCTCAATCAAGTCCACCACATTCATCATGTGAGGGAAGACTTTAGCGTCCAGATACTTCTCAGAGAACTCAGGGAAAGGAAGTACTTCCCTCTCCTGTGGGCCAGCGGCCACACGCAGATGCTTGATCCGCTCCACAGCGGAGACAAACTCAGGGTCCTCCCTGCGCCATCTCTCATAAGTAGACCTATTACGATCCACCGCCGTCAGAGCCTGATTGATATTCAAGCCCCGCTGCATGTGCCTCAAGAAGTCCGTCTTCGCCGTAGCGATATCGGAACCGGCCTTACGCCCTGCTCCCGCCACAGTCACTCCCTACTTCTTCTTAATGGTCCCTCAGAACCGGGGGCCGTAAGATCGCATCGTATCCTTGTACTGCTTTGCCGGCGTCGGCTTCTTGGAGCCCTTGGCACCGGAAGTAGTTGGTCGCGGTGTATCCTTAGGACTCTTCTTTGCCGTAGTCTTAGCGGCAGGTGCAGCCTTCTTCTTAACAGCCATGATTGCCCCTAAAGATTGTATATTTGATATTTGATCAAAAACCAGTACTAAGTTTATATTGCCTAGGCGAAGTGTAAATGGAGGGTACCTGAGGACCCGACAATGAAGGAGGGTCCGAACCAGTATAAAGAAGCCCCGGCGTTAGCAAGGGGCATAGTCCACCCCCCAGTACTTAGGTTGTAGTTAGTGACCCCAAAGGGGTCTAAAAGTAGTAGTGCCCCGAAGGGGCTAAGGTAGTATTTAGTAACGAAGCCCCTAAGGGGCGTAGTTATTTTGTTCTCTATATAGGTATTCCTCGGAAATGACACCAGTTGTGACACCAAAAATGCCGATTTAGGCATATTGTTACCAAACTGTTACAATAGAAACGGACATATAGGTACAAAGCAGGACAATTATAGGGTGCTCCAGTAAATATCATGTAGGATTTTAAGGGTACTATATATATACTACCTACACCCCCCTACACGCAAAGGGGTGGGTCAAGTGTAGAGATATTTGATCAAAGATATGTGATCTAGTTCCCTTGTCCACACCTTATGCACACCCTGTGGATAACCTGTGGATGGGGGGAGGGGGTCGAACCGACCGACCGATAGTAGACCACCATACTAGACCAGCGTTCTAGTTGTAGTTGAACGTTCAATCTCTTAACATCAAGATACTTTACGTAAAGATACTTAACATTGAGATAGTTTAGGGGCGAGACTATCAACGACCGACAACGGCTAACGATAACGACTTTCATTACCGATAAGGATAGGTGACCTTGACTAATTGACAATGACTTTCATTAAGAGCCTCGCGGCTCTGTAAGCCACGGAGAGGGCCTAGAACGTCGGAGGGTACTAGGTATCCAACCCCTCCAAGTTCCGGATATCGGACA